CGCTTCATCTTTAAAAACTTTATCTGTAGCATGAGAAATAAGAATAAGACCATAATCCATCATTACAATAGATCTAAGACAATCATCAAACTCTTTTGATACAAGTCCATAGCCTTTACCGTAAGGAATGTCACTAATACTATCAACACCATATCCACCATCTGGACGAAGCGCATTATCACAAATATATTTTGTGCAATAATCATATGCAATATCGCATGTATCAATAGTAATAGTATAGAACATTTCCTTAGCTTTTGAATCTTTTAGCTGTCTAAGGACTTTTCTAAATTCAGCCCAGTTATTAATTGGTTGAGCCATTACTCCAGGAATTGCATTATAACCTTTTTCAAATGCTAAAAGAAGATTCTTTTCAAATTTGGCGGCTGTTGTTGTTTTTCCAGATTTAGGCTAGCCGTAAAAGAAAATTGAGTATCCACGCAGATTCCTGCTTACCTGATGTGGTTGGATACTAAAAATATCAATATCTGCCATAATTATAATATCCTTTCTTTAATAAAAGGGGGGAGGATTAATCCCCCTTTTATTAAAATACAAATCCACCTTCAGGTACAGTCTGAGCAGCCTTTGTTGCGGCAGCCGCATTGAAGTTAACTCCACCTGTGGCCTTATTAGCCTGACGCTCATTATATCTCTTTTCAACTTCTGCTAGCATAACCTGACGATCCTGAGTCATCTTATTTACATCACTAACAGTAAGAACTTCTTCATCCCCAAAATCATAAGGAACTTTTGCGGTTCCAGTAATTAAATATTCACGACTCTTTCTCTCATAAGTTTGAACAGCAGCTTCACCAAATGCAGACTCTTCAGTTTTTTCAGTTTTAATAGTCATACAATTAATACGTCCCCAAACCTTTGTAAAAATAGGCTTAGAAGGAGTTGCATCAAGATTTTCAAAATAATTCATTCCCATCTCATTGCGAACAACAAAAGATACAGGAAGAAGAACTGGACCATATCCAAAAATAGCACCACTAACAGTTGTAAAATCTTCTGTAATATTCCTTTCAGGATCTGCATCAACATGAGTTACCTTTGTGATTAGCATATCCGCTGTAAAAGTATTTCTTTCTGTTTCAGGCCCAAGTTCATTTATAATAGAACAAAAACCATTTTCATTTCTAACTGCCGCAACCTTAGAACCATCACCTGCAATAAAATCATTCAATGCAATAGAAGTTCCAGTACACTGAACTTTAAATGCATTATCCTTACCACCATTTATCCAAGTCTTATCAGGATTATCAATAATTCTTTTAAGTGCTGTATAAGTATTATTAGTTTGTCCACTCTTATAAGTCTCAGTTACATAAGTATAATGAATAGTAACCACATTCAGACCAGCATCATCTACGGCAATATCGAGATCTCCTGCAATATATTTAGTACCAGGGTTCTTAGAATTTTCCCCTGAAACTCTCTCAGAAAGCTGATTAAAATTACTACCTGTACTATAAACATATCCTTCAATTTTTTCTGTATTAATAAATTTTGCGTTTGCTTTCATCTATTTATTTTCTCCTTATCAATCAACTTCTTTTTACTTTTTTATTATAACAAAATTTTTCTTAATTGTCAAACTGATAATTCTTACCAGCTTCAGTAAGAGAATACTGAACAGGGTCTTTACCAGTCTTTTCAACATATCCATCATTTACTAATTTTCGCATAGAACCAGCAATAGAACGACCTGAGGTAAAAAGAGCTTCAGCCGCTTCCTTAGATGTAAAGAGATTAGCCATTGTATCCATATTCTCTTGCATCCAAGAAAGTAGCTTTTTGCCATTTTCTGTCATGGCTCCTGAATTTTTTATCTTTCCATCTTTAAAGTCTTCCCAAAAAGATTTTGCAAGTTTATATTCTTCTGGATAATCATTTTCATAAATATTTGAACTAAAAATTTCTGCTTCAATAATTGTAATAAAGGCTTCCTTTTTTGTCATTATTTTATTTTTCCTTTTCATTTATAATATATTTTTTACTTTATATATATATTATAACATTTTATTTTTTATTTTTCAATTTGAAAAGGAATATTTTCATCATCAAAAATTAAATATTGAGCATAGGGGAGTTCTCTCGCCCATTTAATAAAATTATTTTTAGATGGATCATCATGCCCGCCCCATTCATTTAATTTATGATTTTTTCTTTGATGACAAATAGAATGAAGAATTTCATAATTTCCTGTCCAGGTTCTTGTTTGGAGCCAGCTTTCTGGTAACCATCGCACCAATTCTTTCCAATATTTTTTATCTTTTGTTTCAATGTATTTTTGACGAAGAAATTCAAGCTGTTCGATCATAAAATCTGCTAACATTCCTGTGGTATTTTCAGCTGGTCCGCCTGCAAATGCTGGAATACTATAATAAACAAGATCTGAATTAAAATCATCAATTTCAAAACTCGCAAGTTCAATAGGTTTGCTTGTTAGTTTATGCATAGTTGACGTGCTATCTGTAACTGTCCCTATTTTATATTGATCCATCTACTTCCACCAGTAAAGTGGAGCAGTGATGTCTACAGATACAAAAATTTGGCGTAAAAATTTGCGGTGTTCAGAACCGGCTTTAATAAGAGTTTGAGCCAATTTCATATCATTTGGACCAATAAAGGCTACATCTGCAATATTATCATTTAACTTTAAGACACCATTTTGACAAAGTTTTTCAGCATATTCCTCAACAAGATCGCAAGATTCATCCGTCATAGGCCAATTTAATTCTGGATGAAAAGCTTTAACCCAATTTTCTGCAATTTCTACATTCGCATCGGTATAATCAGTATCTATTACACCAAAAAAACTATCACTTTTATTCCAACTATTTTTAGGATTTCTCATACCTCTGACAGCATGTTTAAAACCCCAAACTTCTGTATTTTCAAATTTCATTTTATTTTATTCTCCTTTACAGTTGGTTCTAAAGTAATTGAATTTTTTGTTGTTGAACAATAATAAGGATATGTTAATGGAGTTGTATAAGTCCAAGATTTATTATTATCTCTATATCCTTCCCAATACACATTATCTAACAACTATTTTAATTCTTTTTCTGTTAATTCTATTTTTTTATTTTCGTTTAAAGTAAATACTTTAATCATGTTTTTATTCCTTTCATAGTATTCAATCCATAAATATTACTACTATATGTGTCAATCCAAAATGCTTCTTTCTAATTTAATAATTCACGAGGGCACTCTTCTAGTAATTCAAAACTAAAATTCCAAACTCCATCTTTTTGCATAGAATTATATAAAATATTAGTAGCAGATGCTTCAATACCTAATCCGCATTTACAATGTTGTTTCCATCTATCGCTGATATTGACACTTTGCCCTATATAGCATTGTTCAGTTAATAAATTAGTAATTTTATAAATACCACAAGTTGTTTTTTTACCTAGAACTCTATCGCATAATTCTGTCATTTGTTTTTGAAAATATTGAGTCCATATAAGTTTACTTAAAACAACAGGTTTATGAAATGAGGTTTTTAAATTTTCTAACATTTTTACATCAGATAAATCGGCATCATTTATAGATAATTTATAGAAATTTATTTTATCTTTTTTTTCTTGCTCGCGGAGTCTTGCTTCTACTCCTGCGCTTAATGAAGCTTTTAATTTATTAATTTCATTTTGTATCTATTTCTTTTCTTCAATTGCAGATTCTCTGATATTATTTAAATCTTTATGAATATTTTCTATTTCTTTAGATGCCTATTTATTAATTTTCTAAAGTTTTAATTTAATTATCTATTCTTGTTTCTATAAATTTTCATTTAATTCTTTTTCACGAAACTTTCGAAACTATAATAAATCTTTATTTAACTATTCTTTTTTTCTAATTTCTGAATTAATTAAATTATTTCTATCAATTTGTAAAACATTAAGCTATTTTTCTAATTGCTATTTATACTATTCCTGTTCTTTATTTTTCTAAAGTTTTATTTGATTTGTTTTATAAAAAAGAATTAAACTGAATATTAAAAGAATTAAATTAAATAATGTTAATAATAATAATATCATTTTTTCTCCATATAAGAATAAGGGTTAGATAAAAATATCTAACCCCTTTTTTTATAATATAATTTAAATTAAATTAATCTTCGGCGTTGGGATCAAATTCACGCCCTGCGTCTGTAAGCTGAATGAATTTAATTGCCTTATGAAGACCAGTCTCTGGATCCTCAATCTCAGCAGGGACACGAACCATAAGTGGAACTTCATTCTTATCCTTGTCCTTATGACGCTGGAAAGCAGAAGTTACAATACCATTAACTGAACGAACAGAAAGTCCAGTCGCATCTGCAATATCCTGTGCAGTAAAATCTTCACCATCATGAGCCTTTACAAAATCATAAACAATCTTACTATTTTCCTTTAACATAATTTTTTCTCCTTGTAATTAATATTATTTTATTTATTTATTTTAAGATGAATTATTTTTATCACCTGTATTTTTATTATATCAAAAATTTTTTATAAAGTCAAGAAAAATAACTAGTGAATAAAAATTATTTTTAAATTTTTTTTCTTTTTATTTCAAGCATATTATTTTTAATATTCATCTTATTTACTTATATTATATAAAAAATTTTTTTAATTTTCAAGATATTGCTTCATAAAATCTAATTCTGATATAATGGGTATGCCGCGGCTCTGTGCAGCCTTATTTTTAGATGATGTACTATTTACATCATTATTAATTAATAAATCTGTTTTGCCAGAAATAGAATCTGACCCCTTCCCGCCATGAGATTCAATAACGGCTTTTAATTCAGCTCTATTTTTAAACATAGTAAGTTTTCCAGTGATAACTATAGTTTTTCCTGCAAGACTATTATTTATTTGAATGTTGTTAACAATAGGAGTTTCAAAAATTAAAAGTTTAGAAATTCTATCAGCTTCCGCATAATCAAAATTCTTAATACTTTTATTCATTTCTTCTCCAAAATTATCTAACATAGAAAAATCATATTTATCATCATCAACTGCATTACGAAAATCTTCATAAGTTTCAAAATAATTAATTAAATCTTTTGCGGCGGTCCGCCCTATAAGAGGAATTCCAATAGCAGAAATAAAAGCGTCAAGTGTTGTATGCTTGCTTTCTTCTATCGCATTTAAAATTTTAGTAACTGACTTAATTCCGAAGCCAGGTTTTTGTATAAATTCCATCCTATGTGCATCGGATAAATGATATAAGTCTTCTATAGATTCTACCCATTTCCAATCAATAAGTTTTTCAAGAGTCGCTTTTGATAGTCCTTTAATATCAAGTCCTTTTTTCCCACAAAAGTGATCCAATCTATTAACTAATTTTCCTTCACATTGTTCATTAGTGCAATATAATACCTCACTATCATTATCTTTTTTTATTTCAGTTGGTTTTCCGCAATATGGACAAATTTTAGGAATTTGAATACCTGGTACGTGATTAGGATTGTCTTCTTGTGCGCTTTCTACTTGAGGAATAATTTGATTAGCTTTATAAATATATACTTTTTGCCCAGGATATGCTCCACCCATAAGTTGAGTCATAATTGTAATATTATGAAGACTTGCTCTATTACAAATTGCACCATCAATTTCAATATCATTATAAATTAAAACAGGAGTAAGTTGACCTGTTCTTCCCATTGTCCATTCAATATCTTTTACTTTAGTTTCATAAGTTTCATCATAAAACTTATAGGCTAATCCGCCTTTAAAATGATGATCTGTGCGACCTGCCGCATCATAATCATCAACATCATTATATTTAAAAACAATACCATCAATAGGATAAATGCAATTTTCTTTAATAATAGAAACTGCCCTATCAATTAAATCTACATCACAATCTGTCAAACTTGGAACGACAGTAAATCCTAAATCTCCAAGAATCTGAAGTTTTAAAGATAATGTTTTTTGAATATTATAAGGCTTATTTAAATATTTATCATAAAAATCATCATTACAAAAGCAATCCCATGCAACAAAAGTAAGATGTCTTTTCTCACACTCTTTTGAATCTAATAATCTTATACTTCCACTTGCAAAATTTCTAGGATTCTTGTATGAATCTTTAAACTGTTCAAAATTTTCATAAGTGCATAGAATCTCTCCGTCCACAACTAATTCATCTTTATAATTAATTTTTTGTGGAATGGAAGTAATTACTTTTGCATTATGAGTAATATCTTCGCCTTCAGTGCCATTGCCTCTTGTTTCAGCAGAAACTAATTCACCATTAACATATTTTAATGAACATGTTAATCCGTCTAATTTTGCCATAGCAATCCATTCAAAAGAGTCAAGGAAAGTTCTTATATCATCAAAATCCTTGGTTTTATCAAGAGAAAGCATAGGGTGATTATGTTTAACTTTTTTTAATTCAGATACTTTTTCAAAATGAATAGTTTGGGTTGGGGAGTCTGGATAAATAATACCAGTTTCTTCTTCCATCCGTTCTAATTTAAAATAAAGATTATCCCATTCTTTATCACTAATTTCTGGATGCCCCTCATCATACAGCTTTGTTAGTCTATTTAATTCATCAATTAATTTTCTAATTGTCCATTCTCCCATTTTTTTACCACACTTTTATCCAAACATCAATACAAGGAGTATTTTCATCTCCGCCAAAATGCACTTCAATATCTTCTATAACACCAATTTTTTCATCAGCTAAACTTATGGCAATATCATTTTTTTGGCAAAAATGATACATCTTTAAATATTCTGAAGGATTATTTGTATAAAAAGCTGAAAGCATACTATATTCATTTTTAACATCTTTTAATCTAATTAAAATTTCATTCATAATATTCATATTAATTACCTCTTATATTATAAAATAAATAAGAAATAAGATTTTTTATTTTTTTGAAGGTAGAAAATTCTTTTGCTTCTCTAATTTCTGTAATAACATTACCATTTTTATCAACAAAAGTATAAGGAACAAAAATTGTTTTCATTTATAGAACCTCCTTTTTATTTTCTATATATATTATAGAATATTTTTTTAAAAAAGGCAAATAAAGTTATTTTTCATAGGTTATAGTACAAAGTCTTTTTTCATTGTAAGGATCTACAATAGCTTCAAAATTTAAATTAGTAAACATATTGTTTGATGTGGTAAACTCATATAATTTATCACCTGACGGATTACAAATTGAACATGAGTTTGATTCAAAATTAATACTCATATCTGGTAAAACTCTAACTAATTGAGTTAAAGTCATTTTTCCCATTCTTATTTTCAAATAAAATGGCTCATTATTATTAATATCAATAGAACTTAAATCAAAGTAAGAAGTATTACAATAAGGACATTTATTATCAACTGCGGAGATTGGCGCTCCGCAGTTTGGACAATTTAATTTACTCATATTTTTACCACCGATGAAATGTTAGATTTAACCATGATATTACCAAAACTAGTTCTAGTTAATAAGGGTAAATCAGTTGCGGCAATGCATATGGAATTAGGCTGGCCTGAAAGAAGAACAGTATCTTTATCTGATACAACTGCCGCACCAGCAATATTACCATATACCGCGCTAGGACGATAAATTACTAATCCCTTTCCGCCTCTACCCTGAACTGTAAATTCTTTAATAGAAGTCTTTTTACCATACCCTTTTGTAGAGAAAATAGCAACAGTATCATTATCAGAATGAATTGGAAGCCCTACAACAACCTCATCATTTTCATCTAATTTTATAGTTTTTACACCCGCCGCGACTCTACCAACAGGATTAACATTTTTACTTTCAAAATGAATAGACATACCATTTTTTGTAATTACAAGTATATCTTCTTCGTTAATAAATTCAACATTAGCAATAGAATCACCATTATTAATTTTAATTGCAGCAATCCCTGTACTTCGTTTTATTTTTGTATATTCATCAAGAAAAGTTTTCTTCATTAGACCCTGTTTAGTAAAGAATACTACATATTTTGCAGTATTGCTTCTTGCTAAAGAAGTGATAGCAATTACTTCATCATCTTGATCCATATTAATTAAAGTTCCAACATGTACACCTTTTGATGCATTTGTTCCTACTGGCACTTCATCTACAATAATTTTAAACATCTTTCCTTTTTTAGTAAAAAGAAGAAGATTATCAATAGTGTTTGTAGAAATGGTGGACATAATTACATCATTTTTTGTTTTAACACCTTTTCCATTTTTCCGTTGTACCTTAAAACTATTTTTAGGTATACGTTTAATATCTCCAGTTTGAGAAAGAATTACAACACAATCTTCTGGAACAACTTCTTCAATTATTTTATCTTCTGGTTTTACCTCAATATGAGTTAATTCTGTTCTACGAGCATCACCATATTTCTTTACTAAATCTGCTAGGCGAGATTTAAGAATATCTTTTTGACGATTTTCATTCGCAAGAATATCTTTTAAATCTTTGATTTTATTTTCAAGTTCTTTAGCTTCCTGTTCAAGTTCAACTTTTTCAAGTTTTGCAAGAGAAGAAAGCCTCATAGCCAAAATTGCTTTAGCTTGATTTTCTGTAAACTGATACTTTTTAATTAAGTTTTCTTTTGCGGCAGTCGCACTTTCAGAGCTTTTAATCAGTGCTATGATGTTGTCAATATCCTCGAGTGCCCGCAGTAAACCATTAACAATTTCAAGTCTATCAACAGCCTTATTTAAATCAAACTTAGTTTCTCTTATTATGCAATTAATATTATGGTCAACATAAATTTTAATACAATCTTTAAGATTTAATTCAGTTGGGACTTTATTAACAAGAGCAACCTGATTATAGCTGAATGAACTCTGTAAATTTGTTTTTGCAAAAAGCTTATTTACAATACTTGCGGGATTGATACCTTTATCGCATTCAATGACAATTCTAACACCTTTTTTATTAGATTCGTCACGAATATTATCAATACCTTCAATTTCTTTTGCATCTGAAACTTCACCAATTTCAGTCATTAATCCTTCAACAGATGTTCCATAAGGAATTTCTGTAAAGATAATTTTTTGCTTATCAATTTCAAATTTACCGCGAACTTTTACACTACCATGTCCAGTCCGCATAATTGCAGGAATTTCTTTTTGATTAATAATAATTCCACCTGTTGGGAAATCAGGACCAGGAAGCATTGGCTCTTCTCCAGCAAGATATTGATTAATTGCCGCAGCTACTTCACCAAGATTATGTGGCGCCCAAGAACAAGCCATAGCAACACCAATTCCGCTATTAGGATTACAAAGAAGATTAGGAAAAACACTTGGAAGTGATACTGGTTCCTCTGTTGTTTCATCATAATTAGGAATGAAATCAACATTATTTTTCTTTGTTCCCTGAAGCAATCCATCTTCTGCCAGTTTACTTAATCTACATTCGGTATAACGCATATGTGCGGGGCCATCGCCAATAATATTACCGTTATTTCCATGAAAATCAATTAATGGATAACGCATAACCCAATTTTGAGAAAGACGCACAAGAGCACCATAAATTGAGCTATCACCATGCGGATGATATGTACCCATAATATCACCAACAAGTTTTGCTGCCTTTACATGCGGTTTATTTGATACACATTTAGTTTTATCTTCTGCACCCCATAAAATTCGTTTTGCAACTGGCTTTAATCCATCTTTCGCATTAGGGATGGCTCGATCAGTATTAACCGCAACAGCGTATTCTATAAAGTTTGTACCTAATTCTTTTGTTAAATCATTCTGCATTATAAGTTGCCTCCTGACTATGTTCTTTAATATAACGCTTACGCGGTATGACAGCATTGCCCATCAAATCATTAAAAAGTTTATTAGCCGCCGCAACATCTTCAACGTTAATCTGTTTGATGATTCTATTGTTGGGATCTGTTAAAGTTTCTTCTGTTTCTTCAACGTCCATTTCACCAAGACCCTTCATACGACCAACTTGATATTTCTTTCCTTTATTTTCTTTTTGATATTCAGCTAATGCTTCATCATTTTTAAGATATTTATATCCTTTATTTGCGGCAAGAGTAATTTTATAAAGAGGCGGCACACCCGCATATACATAACCATCTTTAATTAAATCTGGACAAAAATTCCATATAAATGTATAAAAAAGATTTTTAATATGCGCTCCATCTACATCAGCATCAGACATGATAATAATTTTCCCATATCTTACTTGATGATATGTTACCTTGAGAGTTTTAGGATCAATAGACCAATCCCCAGGCCCAAAAAATGCATCGCACATTGTCATAATTTCTGCATTTTTTTGAATCTGTGCAAAAGTAGCTTTCTGAGTGTTTAAAATTTTACCTCTAACTGGCATAACCGCCTGCGTTTCATTATCACGAGCAAGTTTTAAATTACCAGATGCACTATCTCCCTCAGTAATATAAATTTCACATTTACTTCTATCTTTTGAATTACAATCAGCAAGTTTGCTATCAAATTTAAGAGCTTTTTGTTTCTTTTTATTCTGCTCTCTTGCCTTGTCTCTTGCTTTCTTTGCGGCGTCTCGTGCTTTACGGGCGGCAGCCGCCTTTTCAAAAATAGATTTTACTTCTTTTTCATTATTATTTAGCCATACTCCAAGATTTGCACTTAAAGCGGAGGTAAATGGCGTCATATCAATCTTTGTAATTCTACTTTTAACCTGCGCATCATATCCTACATTAGGGGCAGTAATATTGAACACTACATACATTCCCTCTTGAATATCATCACCAGTTAAATTAGAATCTTTTTCTTTCAACCATTTTTTTTCTTTAAAGAATTTATTAAATTCTCTTGTAATAACAGTTTTAATCTGAGTAATATGAGGTCCAGATTCTGTTAAACCAGTATTAACATAAGGCACAATAGTTGAAGAATAATTTCCAGCATAAGTAAGAACCATATCAAGTTTATTCTTACCTTCTGAAAAATTCATTGAAAAACGATTGTTAATTAGTTCTGTGTTTTTTACAGCCTCATCTACGAGATCATTAATACCATGTGTAGAAGTAAAAATTTCTGTTTTACCATTATTATTTAAATTAATTGTTAATCCAGGGCAAAGACATACAATAGTTTTAAATAAATCTCTAATCTTATTAATTTCTACTTCGGTATGAGTAAAAAATTCCTCTGATGGCTGCCATTTAACAAAAGTACCTGAAGGGTTAGGACTTTTTTCATTTACCTTTCGAGAATTAAAAACACCTTCTTTAAATTCAATAGTTTCAGATTTTCCATCTCTAAAAGTAGAAACTGTAAGCCAATGACTTAAAAAAGTTGTAATCTTACTACCAATTCCAAAAGAACCTAAAGAAGTTCCTTCGTAAGTTCCATCGTCACGATATTTACCAGATGTATTAAGAACACTGAACGCTGCTTCAAGAACAGTCTTACCATCATCTCTCATAGAATTAGGAATAAAACCTTGTCCATGATCTTTAACTAATACAATATCACCATTAATACATACTTCAATTTCATTTCCATGACCAAGTCTATATTCATCAACAGCATTAGAAATTATTTCTACTAACAACTGAGTTGAATATGTACAATCGCCTGCATACACTTGCGGGCGAAGTCTTGTAAATTCAAGAGGCGAGAGACTTTCAATACTGTCCTCCGTATATAGATGTTTATCATTCATATTTAATAAAACTCCTATTCTTTTTTAATTTTAATAAAAATAGCATCATTGCATCCATCATTATCAATATCTACAATTTTATAAGAAATACAGTCATTATTTTCATCTATTGAATTTATAAAAATTCCAGTGTCATTCAACCCTCTTGAAGGCATCTGATTAAGTATTTTAATTAAAAAATCTTTAGCTATCATTTATAATTTTTACCTCTTTTATATTATATAATATATTATAACATATTTTTTTAATTTTAACAAATTTTTTCAGAAAGGCTTATATTTATATGATTTTGTAATATAATATTTGAAAATTTAGGCACGTCAGCCTGTGCAAGGGCATCTGCTAATTCATTACCTATAATCCCTTTATGGCCTTCAACTTTAATTATATATATTTGATTTATGAAAAAATTTATATTATAATATTTATATAAAGATAATATAATATCTAAATTTTTTATTGTTTCACCTTTACTATTTTTCCAATTATTTTTACTCCAAGAGTAAATCCATGATGAGAGGATATTTATACAATATGCTGAATCTGAATAAATAGTTGCTTGTTGATTTTTATATTTGGTATTTAATAATTCAAAAGTTTTTAAAAATGCTCTTAATTCCATTTGATTATTTGTTACATTATCAAACTGTTCTTGATAAGCATCAATTAAATTATTATAATTATCAAATATTACAATACCAAAACCGCCCTTAGAATTTTCTTTGCCATTTCCGCGGCAAGAACCATCTATATAAATATATAACATATAAAAATCTCCTAATATTTTTTATTATATATTATATCATAAATATTTATGTTTTTCAATTAAAAACAAAAAATAGGTGGTTTAACGGCTTTAGCCGTTATAACCACCTATATAATAAATTATTTTAACCAGTTTTTATTACAAAAACCAACTTGACCGTTATATAATAAATAATACCAGTCACCAGTATAATAACCATAACAGTGCACTTGTTCACCTTTTGGTATAACTCTTAATATCTTTTTATCTGTGCCTGCTCCCGCTCGCATATTTATTTTTGCTGTTGTAGTATATACTTTTTTAAGATTTTTATTAAAAGAAGTTGCATAATCAATAATTACTTTAGTATTATCTTCTTTGACTATTGATGTTGTTGGTATATTACCTATTGCTACAGTTGTTGTATTTAAAGGAGTTGAATCATATTTTGGTTTTGCATATCCTCGAATATATCCCCATCCTACAGGAATAACTCTTCGTCCAACTATGCCACCGTTAATATTACCTTCAATTGTGGTAATTTGTTTATTAGTAACTGATTCTACAATTCCAATATGATCAGAATAGCCATTATTTGGTTGAGTATTATCATTCCAATTATATACAATTAACCAACCTGGGGCAGGAGTTACACTACCATTTTCTTCCCATATGCCTGCTTTTTTAAAGAGTGCTACATGGTTCTAAACTCCGCATTCCGTTCCACCAATTAAATTAACTGCATTTAATTTAATAAATGCAGAGGAAATGGTTGTATCACAATAGGCATCAGAATATGTAACCTTATAACCCCTTGCTCTTGGAGTATAACTATTATAAATATCAATTATTGGTTTATGTGTTCCTGCAGATCTAGATAATCCAATCCATCCCCGCATAACATTGATTACCATTTCAGGAGTTATTCCAGTGGATTTAGTTACTAATGAATCAACTTTTTTATTAGTCTATTGAGGCTCATTAAATAACATTGAAAAATCTAATAACCAGTTCATATCTACATAACCAGATATACCAGAAATTCTTCCTCTTGAACTGTACTGGTGAATAGCACAAGCATGATCTGGTCCGCCATTATAATCTGCTAACCATATAGGGTATTTTAATTGAGACCAGTCGTAATAATTTTGATAATAATCATTATTAGTATAAATTAATAATTTAGTACATCCTAATTTTTTTAATGCATTTAAATATTGTTTAACATATTTAGTGCATTTTGTTTTAGTACATTTTTCTTTATTTTTTAACCAGGTGTCATATTCAAGATCAGCCGCAATCCAAGTTTTTGTGGGATCTAATCCAGCTTTTTTGATATTATCATATGTAGATTGAGCATTCTATTGAATAGTTGCGTTATCGGTATAAACAAAATGATATACCATTATAGAAATATTATTTTCTTTACATCCTTTTGCATATTCAAGAAATTTAGTATCAATGGTTTTTCGATATCCCTATCTTAAAATTGCAAATTTAATTCCTTCTTTTGCGACTTTTTTAAAATCTATATTTCCTTGCCAATATGAAATATCTATTCCTTTAATTTTTTCCATTAATATATCCTCCCTTTTTATATACTTTTTCTTCTTTCTTTTTTCCCGTATTCTATATAATGTCTATAATAAAGGGGCAGATTTGCACCAAAAGCCTTCCGTAAATCAGAATAATTTTGTTTATAAGTATGAACATTAAAAGTAGCAATCGCTTGTCTTCCCTATTTCATTCCATATGAACAAAAATGTTTAAATAAAGCTTTTTCATTATTTCCAAAGGCCTTTTTTAAATCAGAATATTTATTTGAATAATACTATGAATTAAATACTAAACTATAATCTAATCCATTAAATAAAAATGGTGTTTTTGAAATCGTATTCTGATTATTTAAATTTTTTAAATAAACCCAACCTACTCCAGATTTTAATTTACCCCAATCTCCAGACTTTTCAACAATAGTAAAAGTACCTTTTCCAGTATATCCTTTTAATGCATAATTAGTCCCAGGTCCTTTTCTAATTTCTAAATTATTTATAGTTACTGAAATAGAAAAAGGAATATCTGTATTTATAGATGTAGCGGCGGAAGATGGTGTATAAGTCCCATCTTTGCGATATGATTTTAAATAAGTTTTAAATTCATTCCAACTCCAAGAAGTTTTTAATTTATTATTTTTTACATATGGATTAGGACAAATTTTGCCTGTTACATCATAATGTCTAATTACATGATCAATATCTATATTATATTCATCCATTAATTTACTTACTAAAAAGATTAATGATTCTTGTGTCTATTTAGTAAAATACCATTTGTCACTATCTGCACTTGGACTTTTTACTGAAATATCTGTATAGCACACACTATTTTCAATCCCAATACTATTATAATTAGTACATATTTTATAATATTTATGCCCACCAGACCCTTGAAGCGCGCCTCCGCAATGCCATACCACAGCAGTTTTTGGATCTGCCACTTTATATATACTTCCATCTCTTTTTATATTATAATGGCCGCCATATCCGCCGCCATAAAGATTAGGATTATCAGCATTAGGGACTCCTAAATAATGAATTACAATCCATTGAATTGGATTTTTCCCTCTTGAAGTGGGAATTTGTGATTTATTTTTTGCGGTAATATCATTTATTACTTTTTTTGTAATTTTTATTTTTTTAGAAGTAGAAGTAGTAACTTTTTTTAAACTATTAGGAATATATTTTGATGGCTATACTTTTGATAAATCATCATATTTAGTTAAATTATGTTTATTTATAATTCGCATAACAGATGATGGGTATGTCGGACCAGTTGCATATCCGCGGCTAGCGACTTGTTTAATTAAAGTAGCTGGATCTTTTATATTCACAACTTCAGCTCCATATTTTGGTTTACCATTATATCCATAATTACTTGCATATAGTAAAAACAATATAAAATCACAAAAACTTTGTTCTGCATCGTCAAAAATACGAAAATCATCTTTAATAGTCACTCGTTTATTTGCATAAACTTCAGGGGTATTTTTATTAAAACTTTTTCCTGGCCATACTGATTTATCATACCATGATGATGTTAATAATTCTGCCTTTTGTCCAACCATATTATTATATTGTAAAAGATATTTAATCTATTGATTATCCCAATAGGATGGTATACCATAACCATTTTCCAAACAAGATTGAGCAATTAAAACAGATGGTAAATATCCATATTGTTTGCACGCCTTTTGAACAGAAGGGGCAATTGTATTAATATATTCTTGTTCTGATGAAAAATTTGTTTTCATTTTATATCTCCTTAAAAATTAAAAATAAGGC